CCGCCGGCTTTGTTTATAATTTTGTTGTTTTATTGCGTAGCGGTAACTACTGCTTAAGCCATAAGAAGGGGAGGGCCGGCGCGCATCGAAAACGCGCGCTGCACGCCATACCCGACTGCGGCTTTCGCCAGTTGCTGCATCGGAGCGGACTCGAGCGCAAAATGCGCAAGGTTGCCGATGCTTCCAAGAACGGCCTGCAGAGTGGAGGACGAGCCCGACTGAACGGGGCTGACAATGCCAGCTCCGCTGTTGGGCAGCCACTCCCACACCACGGTCACTTCAAGGATACCGTTCGCATACGAAGTAGCCCCCGAAACGTAATCGATTCCTCGCCCGACAATCAGGACCGTGCCTGTGTCTGCGTTGTACGTCACGCCACGGGACCGGAACTCCAGGTCCTCAGGACCGGAAGGAAGCCATCGGGCCTCCAGGTCCTTTGCCATACCCGTGTTGGAGTCGGTCCGCGTGCAAAGCGTTTGCCAATTGGCGACGTTGGCGCCAGTAACGTTCGTGGTTGAGTCCACCTCGTCCAGCACATAGCCCGCAGAGAGGAGTCCCGAGCGGTTCATGATAGACCCGTTCGGCACCCACTTAACGCAGGCAGCGACCGGACGGTAGGCGCGACACACCGTAGAAGCCAGCAGACCCGTCTCCAGATCAACTTCCTGCCAAGTATTAGCTCCCGCCGACTGATGCCGGAAGGTGCCTTTGGCCGGAGAGAAGACGGCGACGAAGTCGCGGTTGCTGACGGACTGCCCGTACTCGGGCTGCACGATGTAGCGCTGGCGCACCAGCAGGCCGCTGGTCGGTCCATACCCGACAGCCGGAACCATCGGGGCATTACATGGGTCAGCCAGCAGCCGGCGGTATGCCATTGCATATCCGTCAAGCGTGCGAGGAAAAGGCGCCTGCACCCGCTTCCGGGGCGAGGCGCGCTTGGGCTTGTTGTTGTTCTTCTTGTTCTTGTTGTTGGGCATTGGATTGCGTTGTAAAATTTTGTTAGTTTGCAGCTTAAAGGCCCTGCATGGCTCACATGTGAGCAGTTTGATTTAACGCCCGCCGCCTCATTTAGGGCGGCCTGTCATCGGGCCAAAACTCAAAATCGACGGTCGAGCTCAAAGGCCGCTCCCCCGAGAGTGCTCGGACCACGACGACCTCGTCTCGTAGTCCCGATCCTCGTAGGAGTGCCCTGACTGCTCAGAGTACTCGGAGTAACCGTCGCTGTCCTCCTTGAAGGCCTCGACTCTCACCTTTCCCCGAACCTTGTCCTTAGCGAACTGTTCAGACCGCTGGGCCACGCGCTTCTGCACAGCCCCGGGCACTACCGGGGCCAGCAACCCCGCGCGGGCCAAGGTGGCTCCCAAACGGGGAGGCTGCACCTTAACTTGTAATCCCTTCACCACGATGGGCCCCATAACGACCTCCCCACGCTTCTCAAGATCCGCTCGCCTAAGCTCCTCCTCCTGCTCCACCTCGTCCGCCCACGAAAGGCTGACGGGAGGGGCCGGAAGAAGGCGGATCTGCATGGGGGTCACCATAAAGTCGTAGAGCGTCCTGTCGCGCTCAGCGTCGAAGGCAGCCACCAACCCCGAAAGGCTAGGGATGACCTCTCCACCGTACACGCTCTCTCCGATCGCCCAGGCCAACTTGCCGCAGTCGACGTCTCCGAACATGCCAAGCGTGTCTTTCAACAGCTTGACCGCGTGCGTCCTCTGCGCCTCGTGAGCCTCCTTGAGCGATTCGGGAGGGATGCCGCAGCCCATCATCATGGATCCCAACCTCATCGCCTCGGCCACCTGAAGCGCCTGGTGGCTCTTGTGCCATTTCGACCCCTTAAAGGGGCGCTGCGCGAGGGAACGCGCGATATCAATATAAGGATAGATCTTTCCAGTCTGGGGGTTCCCGTGGAGGTAATAGCCAAGGAAGAGGAAAGGACGCTCCATAAGGGCCTCCCTGATTCCGAAGAACGAGGAAGAGGAACCCTTCCAGGACGCGTCCGTCCTCTTCACCTGGGCGCAATCTTCGAGTCGTAGCTGGAGATCCAGGCCCTTACCGACCTCCTGGATGCAACGATCCAGGACGGTCGCGTCAGGGACGAAAGTCTCCTTGCCCAGCTCTCTCATCAAAGCGCCCAGCTTGTCATACAAACGCATCATGACGATCTCCATAAGAACATCGTTCTTGACGCTCTGCAACGGGGAGCCCGAGGGCCCTCCGTGGGTCATCTCGACCACAAGCGACTTTCCCATTGCCACGAGACGCTTCATTTGCATCTGCCCCCACAGCTCTGCTGCGTCGGCGTGAAGGGGACGCAAGAGCTCCACCATCCGGTCCACAATCGGGCGCATGACAGCCGAATGCTGAGTCAAGTCGAAGCTCGTAGCATCGATAGAAAACAGCAACGTCGTGTCTCCGTCCGAGATGGCCGCAAAGGTGTCGTCTCCCGCGTGCACCCACGCCATTCCCTTTTCCCGCAGCTCCTGGTCCATCACTGAGACCATATCATCTGCCCCCCCCTTAACAAAGGTAACCCCCTTCGCAGTGTGGACGTAATTGTCCGACACGCGGGGGGAGAGGCAGTTGAGAGCCGCATCCTCCGCGCCTTGGGTGGCTTGCTGCATGTACAACATGAGCTGCCTGGGGAAAACGTTGTAGAAGCGGAGCTGGGACTGCTCCACTTTCGACTTCGAGTAGAAATCTCCTTTGACCTTCCCCTCGACCAACAACAGCCAAGGGCGAGTGTCCAAGTTCACCTGGTACCACTGAGCCACGGTGTTGAACTGGATCGGACGCCCGTTAAGGGGCACGATCTGCCGGGTCCGGAATTCCTCGGCGACCATCTGGGTCAGCTGGAAAACCTGCTGAGCCGCAACGACGTCCGCCAAAGTTCCCCGGACGGGGAAACCGTTCGAAGAGTGCATGTTTGCACGCACGACGTTCTCCGATCCGAAATCCAAGTTCTTCGCCACCGCGTTCTCCATAGCCTCTGGCCCAAAGCCGCAGCTCGCGAGGGCGATCTCGACCTCGGCGCTCGTGGGGAGGTCCAAGTTGACGTGCTCTTTCTGCCTCCTCAGGAACTTCCTGATTCGCTCGTAGCTCGTCTCCACGCCTCCGCTCGCGTACACCTTATTCTCGATCTTCTCCCTCACAAAAGCCTGCGTGAAAGGCTCGAAGCCCTCTTTGGGCAACTTCGAGTAAGCGGCGCCCATGCTTTCTTGTCCATAGGACGTTCGCACGCCCACCGACACGGGCTTCGACTGAGCCGCTCCAAAACGGTCCGTCGACCCGGTCCCATAGTGCGGATCGTTGGTGAGCTCTCGAGGGATGGGGACTGGTCCCCTCACAGCGAAGAACTCCTCCAAGGCCTCATAGGCAATCTTGACGGAGGTGTACTTCTTATACCGATCGAAATGCTCATCACTCAACTTGATACGGGACGCGGGAAA